GATTACATAATCTCTGTATTCTTTAAGAATATCACTGGAAGAATTTTGTTTGTTGTCTCCACCAACTCCAAATACAAACGCAAGACGCTTTGCAAAATGCTCTCCGTACCAATGCTCGCCATCCTTTAGGCGCATTTCGGGAATATTTACATTTGTACGATCTCCGCCATTTGCAAAGATGAGATTGTGAAGAGGATATCGAAGGGACATTTTTCGAATTGCGTCACATGCACTTCCATCTTTGTCGTCAAAGCGGAAGACATAATCAACGCTTCTGAAATTTCTAACTATCTCTGCGCGTTCTTCCCAAGGCATAAAGCGAAAGCCTTTTTTACGAATAAGCCAATCGTCGGAGTTGAGTCCAACAACTAGAATATCACCTAACTTTTTGGCGTCGTTGAGATATGAGACATGTCCGCTATGGCACGGATCCATTCCTCCAGTTACTATAACCACTGTACCGTTCATGATTTTGTCACTCCATTATCACTGCGTACTACACCAGTATATATTGAGGACACTTTGGTAAATATCAACAACATGCTACATAATACAAGAAAATTTTCTTATTGTCAAGAAGTTTTTTGCATGTAGCCTTTGATATATTTTGCAGGCACGACATTTGGATACCGAATTTCCGTCATCATGTAATACTCATTATCTGATCCGCCAAAGTTATCGTATCGGTCGCGATTTGTTAGACGATCTGTATAGTCCTTAACATTTCCGCGTTGCGGCGCCATTTTGGATAGAAAATCGGATTGTGGAATCTTAATGACAAAAACGATTCTATCCGAAACAGGCGTGTGAACAGGCTTAGTTCCAGTGCCTCGAAACAGCGTCTCGCCGCCGGCGCCTGACATTGACGCATAACCAAGTGCGGTACGGGGGTCAAGGGCAAGCGAAACAAGGCCTGCCGTTGAGCCTGTTGTTGGAGCGATGAGACCGTTCTTTGAAATAAATTCCAAATTTCTTTTATGTGTTCCATGATAAAAGGTGACTGTTTTTGAATCAAGCCACCAACCAATGGTAGGGTTGCCGTTCCATGGAAGTTTAGGAAGAACGGCAAAGCCCGCACTTTTTTGTTCTCTCAGAATGTATTGTCTAAACGATATCATGTTTGGATTTATAATTTTCCCACTGGATAATAAACTGTTTACATATTCCGGAGCGCACGATATCGTTTTCCGTAAACTCAACGTGTTCGATGGAATCAATGTTCTTCACGATATTTATGAAATGATGAAGTCCTCGCTTTTCCGAGCTGTTTTTTAGATCGGTCTGTCGAAAGTCTCCACAAAAGATAACTCGACAATTGTCGCCTAAACGGGTCATGATAGTTGCCATTTCGGAAAAAGACATGTTCTGAACTTCGTCAACGATGATAATTGCATTTGAAAAAGTAAGTCCACGAAGAAAAGATGTTGTGGTAAATTCAACAAGTCCTCGATCTTTAAGCTGACGGTAGCCGTCCGTCTTTTCACACTCTCGCGCAAAAAGATCATTGCATATTTCTTCGTAGGGTTCTTCATATGCCTGAATTTTTTCTGAAATTGATCCAGGAAGATATCCAATATCGCGCGTTGGAACGACAGAGCGCACAACAATAATTCTTTGATAGTGGTTGTTTATATCCACAAGAATGCTTCGAAGGGCAAGATACAGCGAAACAAATGTTTTACCTGTGCCTGCATATCCATGAAGAAACAAATGTTTTCCACTAGAGTATGCGTCAAATACTTTTTCTTGGGAATCCGTAAGAGGATTAATCGTAACGAGACGAGAACGGTCTCGATTATGTAGCGACTCTACTTTTTTTGCTTTCTTTTCCAATCGTCGCTGTCTCTTTAGTTGTCTGCGTTTTATTTCTTCGTCCATATTATTGTCGATGTTATTGATAAAGTCCATTCTATTCAAGTTTTCAAAAAAATTCTCATGCTGTTGCTGCGGAGGGTTGTTTTGTCTTCCTTGATTTTCCATATGGCTTTGTTCCCTTGGTTATGGTATTAAAAGTTTGTATACACCAAATCTATCTCTCCTTTCTGTTATTATTATTAGTGCTGTTATTATCCTCTTGGGATTTGAAAACGGCCTTTGCCGACGAAGCCTAAAGGATGCTTTTCCTTTATGCGCCCAAGAACGTGTTTTTGAAAATCTGAAGGGGGCTTTGTCACTCCAATGCGAACGGCATCTGCAACGTTAATCGCATGGGGCGGTACTTGTTCAATATGAGGATTTTCTTCCAGGTATTTGTCTCGTTCCGAAATCGACATCATCTCGGTGTAGACCTTTTTTGTTTTCTTGTTTTTAAAGTTGTAAATCGGCAATGTGGACACTCCAATCATCATCATCGTCATCATACTATTATATATTAAAAAAGGAGACGCATGGCGCCTCCTTTGCAAAAGGATAAATAGTATCTCGCGCGTTGCTAAGATACCATGTTGTTACTACGCCCTCAACGAGGCGATAACCGCGCTAAGGTCTTCTGACTCAGTATTCAGTTCCGTCACATTTTCAAACTCGCTTCCGTCATCATTGCTTCCGCCAATAATCTCGGAGCGACCTGTCTTGTTGGCCGGACCAAACTTGCGGGCCTTGGTCGGCGATGCCTTTTTTGCCGCAGCGACCGCCAATGGCGCGATAGGCTTTGGGGCCTTTGCGGGCGCCTTTGCTACCTTCTGTGGCTTGGGGGCCTTGACAGGTTTAGCAGCCTTGACGGGCTTGCCAACAGGAGCAACCGCAGGTGCCGTGAGCATTGTATACGACACGACCTCGCGACCATTCTTGTTTGCCTGAATATCAAAGCCTAGCTTCTTGAGGGCCCAGGCGTGCTTTGACGCGGGTGCCATTGCCATCGATACTGGACCAAGTGTTTTGACCAGCTGGTCAGGAGTCACGGTCGCATTGGCAGTAAAAAGAGCCATTGCCGCATTGTACACTTCAACGTGAGTATTCGCCATTATTTTTCACTCCATAAAATATTACTGTTTCACTACAATAAACTCTTGGTCGAACCATTCGTACCAAGGTATTCTTCTCAACAGTGTCCGTAATAGTAGCACGGACGGAATCCGTTGTCAATCTGTTACCATTTGAATGTGTGCGACAGATTGACACAGGGGGAACCATTAAGCCGCAATCCTTTCCTCATACTTCTTTTTCCAGAAAGCCGAAAACACAGGACTCTCTTCCTGACGATCTTCGTACAAGTGCCAATTGGCCTGAAACTCCTCAAACGGCAATGCACTTGTATACGAAATCCACTGAAAGTACCACTCAGCAACCGTAGTCGGCACTCCACAAACCAAAACTTCTCGCATCTCGGTAGACATTTTTTGTATCACGCCTTTACAGAATAAAGTCCAGCCAACAAACCAACCGCCGCAGCGATCACATACACAACAATATAAACATCAGTACCAAACATTTTTTACTGCCCTTTCGATTTGATTATTACGAAGCCCAGTAGGCTTCAGACTCAGGCGAAGCCGCATAGGCCGCAGCCGAACGCTGACGCGCACGCTTGAACATCGCTGACATGCCAGAGGTCTTGTAGACAAGTTGGTCGTGATGCCGATAGGCACGCGCGGCAAACTCTTCCGTCGTCTTGCCCTCAAAGTAGGCTTCAGCCATCTCTTGGAATACATTACCCTTGGTCAGCATGGCGCCGACGGCCACACGCAGCTTCTCCGCGTGACTCTCGGTCACCATCTCGCCGTTCTCGGTGAGATAAATCTCATACTTGGCTTGAAGGATCGCACGAGTCTCGGCAACCCATTCAGCCATCTGGCGGGCTTTCAACTTAATCGCAGAACCAGTCATAGAAACCTCTCTTTCATCAGATTACACATAAGTATCTCATAAAGGCGGAAAACATGCAAGAAAAAAGTGGGCAACGTTATTGCTTTGTTTGGAAACTTTGGGTAATATTATTAGGTGAGGTTTTTCGCGGTTTTCTGTTAGTTATTGACACATGAAAAAACCGCCCTAGACGGTGCTGGGGCGGTTTTCTACTTAGCTTCGATACTCGTTGCTGCGGTCAAATAGCGCCGCTGTGACAACGGCTACAAGAATCACACTGATTCCAAGTGCTATTAACATTTTGTTAACCAACCTCTCGACTCCAGATGCGAACCATTCGCACTCTCATGATTAACTATATATGCGCACAATGTGCGCTTTATGAGGGTTTTGTGTCTTCACACAAACTGTCCGTATTTTTGGTCATAGTCGGACCACCACGCGGGAGCCAAGGCGGGGGCGCGATACTTTGCCATAAATCGCCCACTTCGATTGAACGCCTTGGCCCCCACATAATAAGCGCGATATGCATCCACCGCATCTACGCGCTTATAGGTTTCGGGCATTGCTTGTGCAAACGGAGTAATAGTATTTGTGATCGGAATGTTTTTAGGTGCATTCGTCAGAGCGGGGACCAAACCAGACTTGACGGATGCATGAGTCTTTCCGCCATATCGCCGACTGTACTCTTCGGTCAGTTCAACAAGATATGTGTGAAGCCAGCGCCAGTTTTTGTCACTCTGCCGAAGCCAGATACTGCAAGGATGATTAAGCCATCCCGACTTGTACAAAAGAGTATCTTCGGCCGCATCTGGCAACACATAATACGTGGTCTTTCGTGTCTTACCAGACACTGGATCGGTCTTTGTTATTGTCTGAAATGTTCCGTCAAGATAACGCTTTGCGGAACAAAGCAACTGGCATGTTTCAAGAATCATCTTGACAAGATGAATATCGTGTAACGATTGCGCAGCTTCTTTAGGATCATATGACAAAACGAAAATATTCATGATATCAAAAATTCCTCATCATTATGAAAATATTATATACTACATTTTTTTCTGCGTCAAGAGAAATTATTTGGAAGGTTTTGGGCCAATCGCAAGACCCCAATTGTGATAAAGTTTTCCGCATGACGATATATCGCGCCAGCGACCTAGAAAATCCTCTTTTAAAAGGCTTCGCTTCTTTTTGGAAGAAGATGGATCAATAAACCAAAATCGCTCTGTATCATATCCAATCATCACTGCATAGTGTCCATTATCCCATGTAATATGATAGTTGGTTTCTGAAGGTTTGTGTGCCCAGTCTTGATATGCAACAATAATGGGCCAACCTTTATCCAACACCTTTTCCAGAGACTTTCCGCAGGGTTCTGGAAACTTATGCTTTGTTGGAAACTTTCGGTTTTTGAAAAAACGAATCAGCTTTTCTGGAGGGCATCCCTCATCGGGATCTGCCATAAGTCGGATTTGTTTTTCCTTAACCTTATATCCATGAATGCGTAAAACAATGGCGGCCGATGCGCGACCACATGAATAGGATAGATCCTGGATCAGATGAGCCGATCCGTCATTTATAAGAATCATCTCCGCTGACATTCATTGTTTCCATTGTTTATAGAATACGAGTATATCCTATTTAGTGCCGAAAGTCAAGCGAAAAATAGAAACTAGCAATTCCACTTTCTTAGAGACAACGCTTTTCGTGTTGGACGGCCTTTTTCGTCTTTCATTGGTCCTGGCATTCCACCCATTCGCGCACAGAATGACTTTCGTCTTTTCGCGGCCTTGCTTCCAGGCTTGAGTTTGGAGGGCTTGGTTGTCACTGCCATTTGCAGCTTGGAGCCTGGATTTTCGCGACGATACGATTCAACGCCCTTTCGGTTAAGGCCGCCTTCGGGATTCTTTCCCTCTTTGCGTTGCCATGCGGCCGAGCCTTCGTTGATATCTTCATTCTTATTACTCGCGGCCAGTTGAGCCATACGCTTCTTGAATTCCCTGTGATGATGCTGGGCCCGTTCGTAATGACCCATCATTTCATTTTCTTGTTCTCGCGTAGGTGTGCGCCTCTGCGATGCCAACTTTGCATGTGCATCATTGTATGCGGTGGCCGCTTCCTTGTATCCGCGAGCATGTTTGCGTGCCACATCGTCTCCATGATTGACGGAATATCGAATATCTAGAGCCTCATTCACAGGTACACAATTTGGAACTTGGCGACCGTTTTTCATCTTCATTGGATCATTAGGATCTTTGCGATATCCCTTCCAACATTCTTCCATATTTTTCTTTTTTTCTGTCGCGACATTGATTGGCGCGCCTGATCTTTCGGGATTCGGATCTTTTCTATTTTTACGAAGAAATGCACTCTTTTCTTGTTTTGCGGACAATTCGCGCTTCATCTTGCTCGATCCACACTTTGGCTTTGTTGTCTGACCAGGCTGCTTTGCACAAGGCTTTCCTGCATACTTTCCACCAAGCTGAACCCAGCCAGGCTTGCCGTCTGATGATTTGCTTTTTGAAAACCAATCGTGAAGTGAACTATCGCCGCTTGCCGATTCTTCGCTTTTGTTGCCCCAATTGTCGGCACCTGCTTTGCGGCACTTTACGAGTGCACCACTGGCATATGCGGAGGGAAAAATCTTATATCGTGACTTTACTTTGTGATAACATGCATCTTTAGCTTCTGCAATAACAAATTCCTTAAAAGACACGACGGACATAGAGTTTCTCCAAATGCAAAGAGGGGTTTTCTCTATTTATCCGTCCATTAATTTTATACACGAATGCTGCTGAATAAACCGAGCCTCTTCTCGCGTCAGCATTACTTTTGAATTTCCAAGATTTGTAAGCGTCCGTCGATATACATTCCAACATAAATTGATTTGTGGACGCCATGCGCAATACGCAAACTGAAGATTCCAAATCTTGTCACTTGGAAGCAGATTGATTAATTCAACAAATCGTTCTCCGTCTATATCGTCATGCGGCTGCAAAATAAAGTAGTTCATGAGTTTGTACTCAAAAAGCCAATTTAAAAAAGTAGGACGATATATTTTTCGAAGCATCCGAATCTTGTCTTCGCGTATGCGACGATTGCATTCATAGTATTTCTGATATGAGACTTTAGCCGCCTCCCGAACCAAATCCGAAGGCAGCCAAATTATTTCTTGATCGGAATTATTCCGTCTGTAATACGTCATTACTTTTTAGCCAGCATTCGCTCCAACTTTAAGGACATCTCGGCCGCGCTTTTGCAGCGACGAAACGGAGCAAAAATTGTCACTCCAGACGCACGACCCTCTTCAACACATGCTGAGTATTCTCGTCGGATTTTATACGCCGCCTCGATGGCATCGATTTGAGATATGGGATTCCATGTGGACGAGGCCTCGCGCTTGAATATCTTTTTTCCGCGCACATAAATGATTAGACCCAATGAAGGATCTTTGTACAGTGTCGTCGTTCCACGAAGGCTTTTTTCTTCTTCTGACTTGATATTATTAATAACGCTCATGACTGTTATTCACCATTTTTTCTTTGACAAAATACACTAGTTTGGAATTTTTGTGTTCCTGATTCATTGCCGCAACCATATCCATTTGGTGGGCAAGATCGCGCCATGGATATGAGTTTGAATCCGCGGCGAGAGTGATTTCTCCCGTGGTCAGGTCAGCACAATATATATCGTACAATTTTGTGGACATGTTTTTTGTGCAGGCCTAGGCCGCCGCCGCGCCGACGACAATCTGCTCCTTCATTTCACGCAGAGGGGATTTCTGGATCTTTTCGATCAGTGCAGCCGTCTCGCCAAGTGAAATATCCTTGGCGCGCTCGGCCGCTTTTGCTTCAGCTTCGGCGCGGCGAGCATCTGCCGTCTCCAGTTCCACATTCTGCTCCCACACCCACAGAAGATCAACGTACGAATCGTAAACCTTGCCGTTCTTGGCGGTGCGCGGCTCTTTTTTGTCACTTAGCGCAATAGCAAACTTGCGCTTGATAACTGACTTCCAGCCAGTGTTGTACGGAGCCTCTATTGACACCACAATGGGATAGAACGCCTTGGGATCGGGCGCCTTGACTTTGCCACGCACGACGCGTACCTTGTCGCCTTTTTGCGGACGCAGGGCTTCGGCAACGGCCTGTCGCGCGAACAGTCCTTGATAGTACTCAAACTTCCGTTCGCCATACCAAGTAAGATACTTTGCGAGCACCTCGGGCGTTGCGTCAACAACATACGCGGCGGGTTCCATAAGAACGATGGCGCGTTGCTCCGCCTCGTCCCACACCTCGACATGAAGCATCAGTTCCCATATGTCCGACATGACCTGGACAGTATCCTGCCACGCACGGATCGTCGCGCCCTCGTATTTGACCTGACGCTCGCCGACGCGCTTGCCATCTGCGTTCCAGAAAGAATTATTTAAAACGACTGTCATATTGGTTAATGCGCCTCTCTTCAAATTACAAAGCATTGTCTCATATGCGCGTAAGATATGCAACAAAAATCGACATAATATTATTGCAAAGATTGTAGTCGTTTTGTAATAATATTACCTAATGAGAACCGTTCTTATTAGTAGTTTCGGCATCGTCTTCGTCTTGTTCCGAAAGCGCCGCCTGTGATGCGGCATATGCGGAATACAATTGTTTCATTTTTTGAGGATTAAATTCTCGGCGCTGACGACGGCGAAGAGATTCTTTATCAACTCCAACTCTCTCGTCATCATGATCTAGATAATACTTTTTGTTCTTTTTAGTCTTGTGTCTCATTTAGTTTTAGCGATCCTTTGTAAGTTTAGGCCATGCTTTTCAAAAATGGATTTCCATTTCCAAAAACTCGTTCCATGTGAAATGTTTGTTGATTCAAAATAAGGCTTCTCACATGTAAATTGATAATGATGCACCATTTCGTGTGCAAGAATTTGTACAAAAAACTTTTTGCTTGGAAACTTGTTTGTCATGCGCAGAACACATGAGATTCCTTCTCCAAATAGTTTTTCTTCGTGTGTTGTTTTTTTGCGAAGAACGTGTCCAATATAATCGCCCCATACGTAAAGGCGTCGACGCACTTCAATTCGATGAAATGGAATATGAATTTTATTTTTGAATACAACGACATTAATTCGATCATACCATTCATCAATGTCAGCTATTGTTGGAACAAAAAATGATGACGCTTCGTCTTTCATGAGATCCAATAAAATCTTTTTCTGATTCCGTCGAAAAACATGATATGAAGACCGAGCAGCCTGTGACATGCGTCATTTTTACTAATCTATCAGTGTTCTTTGTTGATTTTGATTTGTCATGGCATATCCTTCAGAAACCGCCACTGAAATTGGAGGGGAAGGAAGATGTCCCGGAAATGCTGTCTCAACCAGCAGACGAGACATTCCAGAAACTTCTAGTTTTTTCATCAGCATGTTTGCAAATAGCTTTGCCTCACGAGGTTCTAGAGATTCCAAAACCTGAATTAAAAGTTGTTCCTGACGCGCGTCGGACAATTCGCGAGGTCGCTTTGGATGATTTTTTTGAAAAAGGTACACGCGCTTGAATTCGACATTCATGTTTGACCAGCCCATGCCTTTAATATCTTCCGCTGGCTTGTATGTAGGAATACGAGGCACATCAAAATGAACGGTTGGATCATATATACCACGAAGAAAATTAAGAAGCGTTGGAGTCTTATACTTTCGCAGCAATTCAACTTTTTGTGCTGTTGTTGGTGCTGCCTCTACTTCATCAAAAACTTCATACAAATTCTTTTCCATTTTATGTGTCTAGTTCCTGTGTTGTTGTTTGTACAGTGACAAGTTCAAAATTCTCGTCGATATATTCTTGAATTGGATGAGAAACATTAAAAGTGCGCAAGAGAGCCGAATGTATTGCTTCTTGTGCAAATTCAAGATCTTTTGCGAATTCTTGTGTGTTGATGTCATATCCCATACTCAGTAATCTAAAATAAATTTCCATTGCAAATGTATTGCAGAGATTTTCTATATTTATGCGTCGAAGATAGTCTTCGTTTGAATCAAAGTCCTCGGGAGTGATTGGCTGAATGGTATCCGACGAGTTTAAAAGACTACTTACCATTGCAGCCGCTTCTTTGGCTGTCATTTGTTTCGTAGAAATATTAGCTTTCTTTCCTGAAGGAAACTTGATAACATTTTCTGCATTTTCGTCGGTATTGGGGGTAGTGGGAATATCGGTTGTCATTATTTTGCGCTCCTTAGAAGAATTGTTTCTGAATTAATGCGTCCATTTAGCGGCGATGCCTTGGCTTTAATTCCACTCATAACATGCCGAAGCTGAACCTTTGATCCAGAAGCAACTTGAAGAATAACATCCTCTGGTTTTCTAAGGGTTTTTTGAACCGAACTGTTTTTATTATAGCCTATGATTGTCGATCCCTTTACAGAAAGCGAATTTGTATCATCCGCATGATATACGCCAAGTTTCCTAGACTTTGTGTTAAAGACCCACAATTGCAGGCAACCGACAACATCCGTTGGCTGAATACTCTTTATCTTGTATTTATCATCATAATCTTTATACTTTAGCTTTTTTGTAAGCTGGAAAGAAGTCTTGATCTTTTTTGCGCGAGGCTTGCGCATACGCTTTTTAATGAGTTTTGTTTGAGTGATAAGTTCAAACAGAGTATCAAAAAACTTGAAAAGATTCTTGAGTTTCCGTGAGGGTACTTTTGAATAATGCTCCAACAATTGCTCTTCAATCTGTTTCTTTTTTGACGCGGAAAGAAATTCAACCACCTCGGCGCGATATTGTTCATAATACTCGCGAATTTCGTCTAGCGCAATTGGAGATGGATTTTGTGCCTTGATAGTATCCACGATTTCTTTTTCTGTATCAGACGAATAGACGCCTTCAAGAGTATCAAGATGACTGTCAATTTCTGCAATCAAAAGCCGAGCCGTTGAATTGTAAATCTTTTTCGTTGGTGCGTGCTTTGTCTGTTGTGCATCATTATTATTTGTGTTTTCTTCGCGCTTTTCCGCAATGCCAATAAGTTCAACAAGACGCTCTCGAAGCCTGCTCATATAATAAGCAGGTAAAGTGTGTCCATTTAATCTTTGCTTTGCCATCCAACCTACCGCACCAATCTCATGAGAATTGATATGCGCAGTAAAGCGTTTCTGAATTGTCGCGGCAGATTTTGGAAATTGTTTGACAAGATACGAGATGACATACTTCTTGGCATCATTTCCATCACAACAATAGTTGTACCAATTAAAGGCACGAACAACTTCTGATTCGCTGGAATTTTCCGTGAGTACTGGCTCTTTACCAATCGCAGCAGATATTGAATTGCTCTTTCGCTGCGCTTTTTTGGAAGAAACAGTAACATTGTCGTCATCATTATCGGTAAACATTTTTTCTACCTTTTCCATGAATACAAACATATTGTAGCATAACGGAACACATATGTCAAGAGGGATTAATTAACTCGTCCCACATTCTTTTATGGAAAGTGCGAATAAAAAGTATTCCACATTCTGTTTCTTTTCCATGAAGTTTAGACAGCTTTTCTGCGTGCAATCGCGCCACTCGCGCATTGGAGGAAAAGAAACAGGCTTTAAATGTGTTCCACAACCCTTCTGGATTTGGCTGCCAATTAAAGATGGAGTCGTCATAATTTCCAAAAATTACGGAAATGTCTTTGGAAAAAGCAACGCGATATTCGTATCCCTGATCTGAATCTGGGGATCGGGTAACAAGAATAAAAAATCCGTCGCCTTGTATTGTCATGCTGTTGTTACTGAAAATCTTACAGTGACATCATTGATCCAGTTTGGATTTGTTCCAACAAACATTTTGGCAAATGCGGTCGCTTTGATTTTAAGGTATTCAATAAACTCTTTAAGAATTACTGCTTTCCATGAATCGTCGTCTTTGGTATCAACTGTGGTGTTCACTTCGACTAGACATGCAAATTGGGGAAACTCAAAACACGTAATGATATCCATATCAACTAGCTTTCCAGTTTCTGGATCGCGAATTGTATCAAATTTTTTATAAAAAGTTACATCAAAAAATAAAGGACCGCCGTTTGTAACTTTTTTGTATTTGTCAGAATTTGAATTTACCAAGAAATCTTCGTATTG